CCGCAATGTCATTGACCTGCCAATCCGTAATGCCGTTCAGGTTAGTCGAACCTGCTTGGCTGACAACGTAGTAATCACCCTTGTCACCGACGCTGGAGGTCAACGTAGGATCGTTGGTCGCAGCGTTCCAAGTACCCTTGTAAACAAGCGCACCGATAACATTGATGTAATTACTGACGGTCTTTAGCATGGTTTAACTCCCATGATGGTTATGAGCCATCACCAGGTGTTATATAAATGACAGCATTACTAGAGGCTGTTGATGCCGTAAAGTAAGCATTAGGCAGGAAGGTAATGATTTCATCCGTACCCGCAAGTAAAGGCATTGCCTGACCGGAAGAAGTTACCACCACAGCAGCAGCGTTAGCCGCAGCCGCAGTCGTGCCAACACCTAAGAAAGCGGTCACAGCGCCAGCATTCAGAATGCGGTACTGATTGCCACCAAGGGTTGTGGATACGGCCTGAACTGGCGTAGGTGCAGTTGTTCCAGCCGTAAACGTCACGGTATTACCGGACGGGGTAAAAGGTGCGTTGACAGCCATTATGCGCTCCAAGGAAGCGGTGGCGTTACCACCGGGGGATTGATCTGATTTTGAATCTGTCGCTCAACATTGGCTTCAGTTTCATCCTTGTCCACACCATTCGCCCACACCCAAGTCAACACTTCTTCTTGGGTTAGGTCTTCATAAGGCGTAAAGCCGCCACCGCCATAGGCAACACTGCAAGTGCCATAGACATTAGTGGAGTAATCACCATTGACACCCGTACACGACCAATGAACGGTAATGACAACATCCGCATTGCCTTGAGATAGCGGTAAGCAGTCCATCGCGGTCACAGTCCAGTTAAATGTTGTACTCATTTTTTACCCTCCAATGCGGCGACTTTCGCCTGTAGTTCTTCAATCATTTGCTGTTGCTCTTGCAAAGCCTTAATGAGTCGAGCGTCGTTTTTGTTCAAGTCAGTCAGCGTCAACATTCCATCTTCACGTTCGCCAACCAAGTCAGGGTATATTTCTTGAACTTCTTGTGCAATGAAGCCAATCTGGTGACCGCCACCTTCTGATTCAATGTAGTCAAACTCAACAGGCCGCAACGCCATAATGTTTGCAAGCTGCGAAGGGAGATCGGCAATGTTTTCTTTTAGGCGGCGGTCAGAGTACGAACCAAACGCCGCAGCACTAGCTCCGTTGGCGTTGATCTGACCAGAAGCCGTTGCTCCTTGGTTCACCAAAAATCTTGCAAAGACTTGGCTTGTCGTTGTTACGTTGTCGTACTTAGTGACGCTGATACCCGCATTGCCAACGTCCGATGCAGCAGCGGAGAAAGCTGCAATTTGACCGTATGCAGAACTGCTTGGGGCGGTTTGTACGGTAAATGGCGCTTTTGCAGTCGTAGTCCCCACCAGCAGATTACCGCTGGTGTCGATACGGGCGCGTTCAGAACCGTTAGTTTCAAACGTAAGAATTGCTGAAGCGCCTTTTGCGGCTATGTTGAAGGTGTTGGTAAAAGCCTGAAGACGAGCGGTTTCTGTTCCGTTTACAAGGATGTTGTAAATTCCGCCGTTTGTTGCATTGTTTACTGAAACTGTTGTGTATCCTGAAAACGCTGAAGGCGAACTCGTACCAATCCCCACGTTGCCGGAGGAGTCGATACGCATGCGTTCTGTTGTTCCCGTCGATTGGTCGCTACCAAAAGCAAGAGCAGAGCCAGCACCTTGAGAAACAACACGAACATTACCAGCGCCAACGGCAGATTTGTATATTGTCATGCCGCTATCTGAAGCGGAAACAAGGTGCAACTGAGATACCGGCGAACTCGTACCAATCCCCACGTTTCCGCTGGTATCCACCCGCATCCTCTCGCTGCCTCCGGTGTAGAAGGTCATGGGGAGGTAAGTGCCAGTGCCAGTAATGCTTGAATTTAATCGCGCCTCTGTCCCGGAGTTTGCAATTCCTAACTGAAAAAACGCCGCGTTCGTTGTATCGGAGTTATTGAAAGACCTAAAATCAGCGTTTGTGCCTGTTCCATTGGGAATTGCTCCAACAATAGTGTTCCCATTAGCCGTACTGCTCTGAAACATCACACGGTTAGCCACCGTCGCATTGCTGAAGTCGCCAGTGATGCGATTGCCTGTGCCGGTGAAGGTCAGGTTGCCGGAGTTACTTGCGCCAGCAGACGTGACAGAACCAGTCGTGGCAAAGTTCGTACCATCAAATGTAAGACTTGCACCTGTGGTTGAAACCTTGCTACCGTTTAAGTAAACAATCCCATTAGCCGCGCCATACGACAGCGTTTGACTGGTTGTAACAACCTCAGTTGCAATGTTGGCAGTCGTTACATTTGCTGTAGTAATCGTTGCATTGGTTACATTAGCAGTCGTAACCGTCACGTTAGTTAGCGTCACATTGCCACTGGTGACAGTGACATTTGCCAACGTCATGTTGTTTAACGTGCTAACCGTGTTGCCTAGCTGTATCGCCGTATTGCCAAGCGTAATCGTGGTTGCAAAGTTAGCATCCAGTTGCGATAACGGAATCGTTGCCGTTGCATTTGCAAATGTATTAGGTACTGGCATTTAGAACCTCGCTCTCAATTCATGCTCAAACTCGAAGCCGTTAATCGTAAATGGCGTCACACTGCCTTCTAAGGTGATGCCCAAATACTTACCAAACATCTTGGCATCTTTCTTGTACAAATAGTAACCGCCACCCGAACTGTTTGCCGCAGCCCATCCGATCAACAAGGATGCGTTGTTGCTCCAAGAGATAGGATTGCCAACATTATTCACCCAAATGATCGCATTGGAAAACTCAATGGCTGGCGACTGTTGATTTTCTGAATCCACATAAGCATCAAAGATAATTGGCTCACCACCAAGGGTTGCTTCAATGCCAATCTTTAATGCCTGCTTGTCACGAATAGGATCACCCATCGGCAACAAAGCAGTTTCCAAAATCATATCTACCGGATTCAAGACATCTTCGTAAAACTGATGCAAGTCTTTTCCGCTAGTGCCATACAGGTTTAAAAATCCATCCTTAAATGCTGGCACAACAAAGTAGCAATCCGTTAATTGATTGGTAAAGAACCACTTGCGCTCAAAGAATGCTGCCTGTATCCAACGCTCTGTGCCATCGTCATTGAACTTAAAGTTAAATACGGCACATAAAATGTTATTGATTAAGCACTGCCCACCGCTAATAAACTCATCAAAGTTAATTAGTGGGAACACGCCATCCAACGGATCACTGATTTTGGTCGTGGTTGCACCCACCAACGCATAGACCCCGTACTCGTTCATAAACAGCACGGAACGGAAGTAAGGGAAAATAGCGTGTTTTAGCTTGGAACCAACTGAGGCAGATACGTTGGTATTCGTAAACAACGTAGTGCCAAGCGTAGAATCTACCCGCACATCCGAAAAGACGTTGATACTGTCTTCGCCAAATACATACAAAAAGTTGTTGGCAGAAAGAATGCGGGTAATTTCGGTACGCAACGTCGAATCACTTAACGTAATAAAGCCAGCCGTTAAGTTAATAAAATCATTGTAGGTATCGGTTGCCGTGTAATACACGGTACGATCCTGCGCAATCCAAGTGCGGCCTGAGAAAGTGGCAATATCAGATCCACTCTGATTCAGAATCGTGCAAGTCACATTGGCATTTGTGCCTGCGCCAGTAATAGTGACTGTTGGCGCGGTGGTATAACCTGTGCCAGCCTCAGTCACAATCACTTCCGATACCGCATTGGCAACCACCACCACCGTACCCGTTGCCTGTACGCCATTCGCTTCATTGGGTGCGCCAAAGGTAACAGCAGTATTGGATGTCAGATAGCCACTGCCACCATTATTGATGGTAATCGTATTGATGCTGCCAATGGAGAGTAAATTGGTGCCATCCCAAGTCTTGTAACCTTTAACCGGATCAATAATTAGCGCACGTTCATTGCGCCACTGCGTAATCATTACATCGGCATTAGAAAAGGTATTTGCCGGAGCAATGTTTCCTTGAGCGCCTGTCGTAATGTTGACATACTGTGCCGATCCATCGTCTTGGAACGCCAGCACATACTCGTTGTTGCTAATGTTGACAGAGCCTTGAAACGAAACATTTGCAGTAAATGCAACATTCGCAAGCTGCTGATTGCCGGGTGTAATCTTGAGGTTGCCGTAGCCAATGGGCTGGATGTTTTCTAGCCAGCTAAACTCGCCATCACCAATTACCGTGCGGTTGTTCTTGGTGTTAAGACCTTTGAAGTCTTTGACTACGGCGTAATTTTTTTTCTGCTCTGCCGCAGCCATATCAATACCCCGCTGTGTAAGGTGTCGGCAGCCTGCGAGTAAAGGTAGTGTTCAGAGCTTCCATAACGTGCTTGCTGTACTCTTGCTTGAAGATTTCAGCCTCGCCGTAGGATTGCTCTTGGTATTTTGCTATGTAAGCGGCATAGAACGGCACCGCTTCAGTAAAGGGTGTCGGTAATGTTTCTACATCAGCACCGTTGGTCATTGGATCAACCAAGACAACGGTATCAATCTCCATTTGGTACGCCTGATCAGGCTTGGGGCCAATAAAAATCTTCTTAGGCCCGTACATGGAAAAGCCTACTGGACGCCCAGTGTAGTTTTGCCAATAGCGCAACTGTGCATTAAAGTCAGTCCAAGGCAGGTAGTACAGTGGAATGCGCGAGTTCCCCCAATAGAGGATCACATTCAGCACATCAACGGTATTGACGCCTTCAGGCAAGTCAGCAAAATCGATGGTTTCGACGTTGTAGGTTACCGTGTGATTCTGCAAAACACGATTGCACCCTGAGTCTCGGACTAGGGTGTTACGCCCATCGTTTATGTAATCCGTTAGCTCTGCATCTGTCCAGAAGTTCGCATTAACGTCATGTAATAAACGCCGGGTCTGCGTAATGTAACCAGCAAGCGTATCTGCCATTTTTAACCATCAAGGTTTGCAACTTTCGCCGCACCCTTTGCCTTGGGCATTGGGGCGGCTACTCGTTCCACCACTGGGGCTGACAAGTGGACGGGCTTAACAGACTCTTTCGAAAAAGAAAACAAGGCCAGCTTTTCCATTGCTTCGTTAAACTGGTTACTCATTTTCATCCAACCAAGTCTTACAAGATACGGCTCTTTATTGTCATCGCCATAACCAAAAATATGCTTTGCTGCAATTTCAGGAATCTCAATCTCTTTTCCAGACTCGAAATGGTACACCGTACCATCCAAAGCATCGAAAAAAGGGTCAGAACCATTATTGCGAACAAAGATCGTGGTCATAGCGAGACAATATCTCCATATAGGGCAACATCGCAAGTAACTGCGGCGTTGACCGAACAATTAACATAAAGCACTCGGGCAGTTTGAACGTCAGTGTTTGCAGCAGAAGCCAATGTCAAGTCATCAAACTTAGTCGTGCCAGTTGCAGCACTCAAGGCTTGATCGGCTGCAATAGCAGTGCCTCCACCGCTTGCGGCGGTGAAGACACCCACATTGGCACCACTTGCATTACCACTGAAGTTAGACAGAACTATCCGACGCACAATGTATTTAGTTGCCGCTTGCGCAACCAAAGTCGTGACATCACCAGTAGCATCTAGGCTTACGCCTGTTTGCTCCGCCAAACGGTAATTGCCAAACGAATCTGGATACGACCGGCCTACTGCATTTGCGTCCATAGCTCCCCCTTATGCGTAGGTTTCGCCAGCAGCTTGACCACCGTTGATGTCCAGCAGTGTCACAGTCG